GCCGAGGCGCCAAGCATCTACCTCTATGCCGCCCTGGTCGAAGGCGCCATGTTCATCAAGGACTCGGCCAAGGCAGGGGAGTGGGGCACGCTGTTCGACAAGGCCGTCGACGAGCTGCAAAGCGTCGATGAAGCGGCAGCCATCAGCGGCTCGCGCCTGAGGATGCAGCGGCGATGACCCCGATGCTGGGCTTCATGCCCGACGCCGACCCAACAACGCCGGGTGTGGTGCTGGAGTGCTCGAACATCATTCCGTTCGAATCGGGCTTTCTGGGCGCGCCGTCACCTGTTGCCGTGCAAGCAGCAGCGCTGGCCGCCGAATGTCGCGGCGCGGTGGTCGCCACGAAGCTGGACGGCACGCGCCGCCTCTTCGCCGGCACGCAGACGAAGCTCTATGAGCTCACGAGCACGACCTGGACCGACCGCAGCAAGGCCGGCAACTACACCGGCTCCACGGAATCGCGTTGGAGCTTCTGCCAGTTCGGCGACACGTCGATGGCCTCCAACCTGATCGACCCGATGCAGCAGTCGGCATCGGGTGTGTTTGCCGACGTGCCGACCGCGCCGAAGGCGAAGATCATCGTCAGCGCATCCAACAACTTCGTGATCGCGTTCAACACGAACGATGGCACCTTCGGCGTTGCGCCGGATCGCTGGTGGTGTTGCGCACAGAGCAACCAGACCGACTGGGTGCCCAGTGTGGCCACCGGTGCAACCACCGGCCGGCTGGTGGCGCGCGAAGGGGGCATCCAAGCCGCGCTGCCGCTGGGCGACTACGTGGTGGCCTACAAATCGCGCGGTGTGTTCCTTGGCTCGTTCGTGGGCGCGGCGAATGGCTCGTGGCAGTGGACGCTGGTCCCAGGCGGTGAATGCGGTGCCGTGGGCCAGGAAGCCGTGTGCGATGTGGGCGGCCAGCACTTCATCGTCGGCGAGGACGATTTTTGGCTCTTCGACGGTACGCGGCCGACTGCGTTGGGCGAGGGTGTGCTGCGCGACTGGTTTCGCCGCAATTCGAGCCAGACCTTCCGCTACCGCACGAAGTGCACCTATGACCGGCAGCGCAACATCGTATGGATCGCTTATCCGTCGTCGGCTTCGACTGGCGCATGCGATCGCACGCTGGCCATCCATATGGGAACCAAGCGCTGGGGGTCTTCCGATCGCGTGCTACAGGCGGCGCTCAACTTCACGGCGCCAGGCGTGACCATCGACGGGCTGGACGCCTACTCATCGACCATCGACGGGCTGCCTGCCATCCCCTTCGATTCGCAGTATTGGCTCGCCGGTGGCCGGCTGTACGCCTACTTCGACGCATCTAACCAGCTGGTGTCGAACACCGGCGTTGCTGGAGCGTCGAGCTTCACGACAGGCGACATGGGCGATGACGAGGCCGTCAGCACGATGGATGACTTCCGTGTGCGCTTCACCAAGGCACCAGCCACTGCGAAGGCCTCCGCGTTCTGGCTGATGAATGAAGGTGACGATCCGGTCGCGGGCCCGACGTGTTGGATCAATGAAGGAAAGTTCGATCTGCTGCAGAGCGGGCGCTTTCACCGCGTGCGCGTCGACCTCACAGGCGACCATCGAGAGACGGCCTTCCGTCCGAAGATTCTGGGATCGAGCGGGCGATGAAACTCGACACCGAACCGCGACTGAATGGTGTCACGGCCACGGTCATGGAGTGGGCGCGCAAGGTTGCGCAAGCTGTCAATTTCAACGACACCGCAGCTACGCAGGGCGATGCCGTTCTGGCCGCTCAGATTGCCCTAGTGGCTGCGCAGTCAGCGCCGCCCGGAAAGTTCGATCACTTCCTGCTGAAAACAGCCCCTGCAGGATGGATCGAGGCGACGGCTGGAACCATCGGAAGCGCTGCTTCGGGTGCAAGCCTGCGGGCCAACAACGACACGCTGGCGCTCTTTACCGCCTGGTGGGCCTTCGACGACGCAACTATCCCCATCCTGACCAGCACTGGCTCTGCCAGCACGCGCGGTGCAAGTGCTGCGGCCGACTGGGCGGCGAACAAGCGCATGACGGTGCTCGATCCGCGCAATCGGTTCATTCGGACCACTGGCGTAACCCGTGCAGCCGGCACGTTCGAAGCCGACGCCTACCAAGGCCACGGGCATGGCCTGAACGACACCGCGGGGTTCGCTCCAGGTGTCACCGACGACTCGGTAACTGCTGGCGGCACTGGTCGCTATGGGCGCGGCGGGACGGCCGTTCTGCAGGCCAACGGCTCGCCGATCACGAATGGCCTGAACGGCACTCCGCGGACAGCCAACGAAACGCGGCCCATCAATTTCGCCCTGCTCGGGTGCTACAAACTTTAGGAGCCGAACATGGCATACGACCCCTACAACCTCGGGCTTGGCACCACGGCCACCAATCCCTACATCGGGCAGGCCAACCCCAACCTGGAAGGCGTCGTCAATCAGGTGACGGGCGACCTCACGAAGCAGTTCAACCTGACCGCGCAGCCGGCCTATAACGCCGGGATGATCAAGTCGGGCAGCTTCGGAAACTCGGCCATCGACGAGCTCAACCGCAACGCACAGGACCAACTGCAAAAAAGCATCGGAGATGCCTCCTCGAAGCTGCGCTTCAACGACTACACGCAGCAGCAGCAGATGTACCAGTGGCAGCAGCAGCAGGATGCCAATAACCAGCAGTGGAACCTTGGGTTCGGCCGCAACCTGTCCAACGACGCCTACGGGCAATCGATGGGCAACCTGCAGGCCGGCATTGGGTTGCTGGGCACGCTGGGCGGCTATAACCAGCAGGACATTGCCAACAGCACAACGCAGCAGAATGCGCCGCTGCAGTACTGGCAGCAGTTCCAGAACGCCGCGAATGGCCTGGCCAATGGCTTCGGTTCGACGACCAGCACAGCGGGCACCACAAGCAACCCGCTTGCCTCGCTGCTGGGCGGCGCGCAGCTCGGTAACTCGTGGTGGAACAGCCGCAACACAGGCACGAGTGGCTCAGGTAGCTCGAGCACGACTCCCAGCACCGGCGGCAGCGATACGAGCTGGTGGGCATGAGCATGAACGCGGTTTCGCTCTACAGCGTGCCAGGTGCACCGAATCTGGCACTCGGCGGCCCTGATCGCCACGCCAAGATCGATGCGCTCGAGGCGGCCATCCGCGCGCAGCCGCGCACGACGCTGAAATGGGAGACGGTGCACCACTTCGCGCCCGGCATTTACGCGCGCGAGATGCGTGTGCCCGCTGGCGCGGTGATCACGAGCAAGGTCCACAAGTTCGAAAACCTGTCGATCCTGTCGAAGGGCCGCATGGCGCTCTACATGGAAGACGGCACCGTGCGCGAGGTCTCGGCCGGCTTTCACATCGTTGCGCCACCTGGTGCGCGCCGCGTGGCCTTCGTGCTGGAAGACGCGGTTTGGACCTGCATGCACAACACCGAGGAGCGCGACCTGCAAAAGATCGAAGCGCACTTCATCGCGCAGAACGTCGACGAATACCTCGCCTTCACGCGAGGCCAGAAACACATTGCGGCCACGGCCGAAGGAGAGACGCCATGTCTTGGGGAGCAGTGATCGGTGCAGGCGCAGGCCTGCTTGGCAGCGCAATGAGCAGCGACAAGAACGGCGGCGCGGGCACGCAAACGCAGAGTAAAGAACCCTGGGCACCGGCTCAACCCTGGCTGCTGTCGAATATCGTGCAGGGTCAGAACCTGCAGAACCAGTACGCCGCGCAGCCTTTCAGCCCGAAGCAGCAGGCGGCGTACGACAACAGCTATGCGCAGAGCGACTACATGCGTGGCCTGGTCCCCAGCTTGCTCAACCAATTGCAGGGCCAGCCGATCGGCTTCGATCCGAGCAACCCCACCGCGAAGCCGAAGGCGTGGGACTGGAACGCTCTGGCCGATGGCGCGCTCGGGCAACGCTCGGTTGCCAATGCGACAGCCGCACCCGCGGCAGCGCCAGCCCAGCAGAATCTGGGCGACTTCATGCAGCAGAACGGTGTCGTGAGCGGCATGAATCACTCCTCGTGGGATGGCACGACCATGCTGGGAGGCGGTGGCTACGGATCGTTCAAGTACGGCATGCCGACCCCCCAGCCTGGCACGCAGGCCTATCGCGACATGTCGGCCTACTTCGCGAACGGTGGTGCCGATCCGAACGGCTATTACGGTGCCACTGGATCGAAGCCCTATGCAGATCCGAACGTCAATCCGCTGGCACGCCTGTGGACGTCGGGGGGGCTATTGGGGGCTGGAGCCCCTGGCGAAGGCGAGGGCCCCAGCGCTGGAGCACCTGGCGGTGCCGCGAGCTCCGGCCCGGCTGGCACGTTCTAAGGAGGCGACATGCCCGGACTTCTTGACTTCCTCTCCACCGACGACGCGCAGCTGGGCCTTGGGCTGCTCGCGGCCGGCGGTCCATCGACCACGCCGATGGATTTCGGCCAGCGCATCGCTGCGGGCGTTGGGCAGGCGATGGCTGCGAAAGACGCTGGCTTGAATCGCAAGCTGAAGCAGTCTCAGATCGACGAAAACATCTCTCAGGACGCGCTGCGCCGCGCGCAACTGGAGCGCCAGGCCCGGCAGGATGCCTACTACCTTGGCGGCAGCT